GCAAGATGTAATGATTGATGAGTGGGGTATTGACTCACTTGCACTCATTGGTTCTAACAAAAAGAATGTTGCTGGCGTAGCAACAACATTAAATGACCTTAAGATGATTCGCAAGAATCCAGAATTATTAGAGACAATTGGTAGATTTAATACCAAGTATGCTGGATTACTATCTTCTGGATACGGCGATTTAGCTGGTTCAGGTAGTGGTGCGGATGATTACTCAACAGAAGTAGCAGCTATCTATAAGAAGCTTAACTTCCCTGGTGAGTTTAATAATCCAATCACACAACAGAGAACATCTTCAGAACTTAAGCGCAGCGTAGAAGCCCGACGTGGTTGGGGTGAATATCAAAAGGCTGTTGACTGGCGAGATGCCAAGATGGCTGAGTACGGTATTGGCTCTACATATGAAACACGGTACGCAACTAGCGGTATTAAACGAGTGTTTGATGACATGGTTCAAGATGTCGAAGATGAATTCAAAGGCTGGGTTGAAGAACGTGATGAGGGTCGTAAAGACTACTGGGAAGGTTTAATCCCAACAATCGATAACATCCTAAACGATACCAAGTGGAGAGCGCATGCGCTCAAGCAAGGAAGCGTTAAGTGGGAAGAGATTGCTTATTGGACTGCACGAGCAAAGCAGTTTAAGAAAGCTTATAGCAGACCAAATGAAACAGATAAAGGAAAGCTGATTCTAAAGCAGCAATTCAATCAGTTCCATTACAACTTCTTACAGACAGCCTCTGAGGAATTTGCAGTATTTTCCACACGATGGTTACAGAATATGCCAGAACTAGAAACAGAATTCGTGGTGAATAAATAATGGAAGCCCCAGTACGTAATAACTATCCAGCAGGTTCTGCTGGTACAAAGCAATATAATGCAGCAGTAGTTAAGTACAAGAAGTATCTTAAAGATTTACAGGCTACTTCAAACAATACACAACTTAACTATGCTCCCATTATTCTTCCTGGTATTCCAACTGATTCTGGTATTAGTGATACACAGGCTAAGGCTTGGTTTAAGTACACTGCAGCCAAGGCTCCTAAAGGTAGCGCTGTTCGTAGGTACTATGACAACTTTGTTGCTACAGCAACACGAATGGGTGTAGCCAAAGATAAGATTCAAGATGTTTGGGATGAGGCTGTTAACTGGACTCAGGCAATTGGCTCTGGCTCTAAGGGTGACCCAGCAATGTACCTAAGTTCGCTTAACCCATCCGACTTTGCGGATAAAACAGCGGTTAAGAAATACGGAACAACCAGGCAGAAGCAAACAACAATAACTGAGTACAGCGCTTCAAGCGCTGCTGCTGATGCCAACAAGGCAATCGAAGGCGAGCTTGGTCGTACTGCTACATCTGCAGAAACTGCAGCATACCTTAAGGCAGTTAACCAAAAGGCTAAGAAGGAACCTTCTGTATATGAAGGAACTACTACAACCTCACCAGGTAAAGGTGGGGTAGACCAGTCTGTAACAACAGCAACACAAAAAACTGGATTTGACCCAACTATATTCGCACAGAACTTTGCTCGTAGCATGCCTGATTACGCAGAGTCATTTGCTGCAAAGAATGTGCTAAAGATTATTGAAGGTCTAATTGGTTCAGACCGTACAGCAATCGGCAAGGTGGTTGAATAATGGCTCAAAAGACAGTTACCGTTAAGAAGGGCGATACGCTTAGCGCTATTGCTAAAGCTAACAAGACAACAGTTGCTGCTATTGCTAAGGCTAATCCAAGCATTAAGAATGTAAATGTAATCAGGGTTGGTCAAAAGGTTGTAATTCCTGGCGTTACATCGGCAACAACTACAAAGCCAACAACGTCTACCGTAACAACCACACCAACAACAACTACTGCTTCAACAAACCCAGCTACTTTGAGTACAACAGCAGTACAAACAAGAGACACATTCTCAATGGCAGAACTTGAGTCTAAGTTCAAGATTGCTGCTGGTGTATTAAAATCTAATCCATCATTACAGCAAGCGCTGGCAAAGATTCTTGGTGACCCAAAGACTGGCGAAGGAATGGTCACAGACCCATACCTTCAGGAACAGATTATTAAAGCTAGTGACTGGTTTAGAACACAGACCGACAAGCAACGCCAATTTGATTACGCCAAGCAGACAAACCCTGGTCAGTTTCAAGCAGACCTACAGTCAAACGCTAGCGAAATCGTACGCAAGTTTTCTGCAAACGGATTAAAGATTACTGCACAAGAAGCAATCGGCTATGCCGAGCAGATGATGAAAGAGTCTGTTATTCAAAACGGCAAGGTTATTAGTTACGACAAAAACTACCTTAACAAAGTTATGGCTAACGCAATTGACTTTACGCAAACAGGTAGGGTTGGCACTAACGACAAGGTCGTATACACCAAGCTTAGTGGCAACATGGAAACTCTTGCACAGAGTTTATACAAGCAAGCATGGGACTATGGATACGACAAGACAATGTCTAATGCTGGATTCACTAAATGGTTTGAAACCAGTATGAAAGGCTTAGTTGCTGGAACATTAAACGAAGCACAGGTTAATGACCAACTGCAGGCACGAGCAAAGTCATTTGCTCCTGGCTTAGCCAATCTTATTGACCAGGGTCAAACTCTACGTGAGGCAGCAGACCCATGGCTACAGTCAATAGCTGACGTTTGGGAAACAGATGCTAACTCTATTGACCTTAACGACGAGTATGTACAACGAGCATTAAACGTAACAGATGAAAAGGGAAATGTTCAACCTATCAATCTATATGATGCTAAGAAATTAGCTCGACGTAGTGCAAAGTGGGATACCACTCAAAACGCAAAAGAAGAAAAGACAAGAATAGCAAACCGCATTCTTCAAGACTTTGGATTCCTGGGGTAACACATGGCTGCATATGATGATTGGATGAGCTCGATTCCTCTAGGGCAGGCTATAAATCAATATACTGTTGATGAGCAAACAAAGGCTGCTGCTATGAGAGCAGCAGCTGCTGCGACAGCACCAGCAACTCAGGCTAAACCAGCCGTAACATATCGAGTTAAGCCTGGTGATACCGTCAGTCAGATTGCTGCAGCAAATGGCATGACTACTAAAGAACTGCTAAAGATTAACCCACAGTTAACGAGCAATCCTAAGTACAACGGTGGAAGCACAATCTTTTCTAACACAAAGATTATTCTGGAGCCAGCAGTTAAGGCAACAAAGCCAGCAACAACTACGCCTGCAACTACAACACCTACTACAACTACACCAACAACTACTACTCCAACAACGACGACTCCTACTACAACAGAGCCGACTACTACAACTCCTACAACCACAACACCAACAACCACTGAACCAACCACAACAGAACCAACCGTAACAGAAACAACTGTAACAAATATAGATAATGCTGCGTTAAATTCAGTGCTTGACCAAATTGCTGCCCTTACTCAACAGATGGCAGATATGCAGGCTGCTGCTGCAGCTGAGGCTGCTAAGCCAAAGGTTGTCGGCGTACGTACAGTACGTAAGACAGGTGGTGTAGTCGAGACAGTTCAGGTTATGTCTGATGGTTCCGATGGCAAAGTTATAGATACTTACAAAGACTTTGGCGCTAAAGATTCCGTTATGAAGATGTTTGAAAATACTGGTCTTGGTGCTGACTTCATTAAGTCTCTTACCGATTCTATCGACAAAATCTATGACGAAAACATCATGCCAACCGATGAGCAAATTCTTAACAGCATCTACTCAAGCGATGCATATAAGACTCGGTTTGCTGCTAACGAAACAATCAAGAAGCGTATGGCAGAAGGCAAGGGTATGCCTGGTGACCGCTTACTTTCACCAAGAGAATACATTGCAGCAGAAGCTGGTTATAGAGAAATTCTTCAGAACGCTAATCTTCCTGTCGGATTCTATGACACGCAAGATGATTTTACTAAATTAATTTCTAACAGCATCAGTAATGCTGAATTAGTAGAGCGAGTTAATATTGCACAGAATGCATTAAACAATGCCGATGCAAACATTGTTAAGGCTCTTAAAGATTATTATGGAATGACAACTGGCGACCTTACCGCTTATCTTCTTGATAAAGATAAGGCGTTTAATGTTATTAATTCTCGTTACCAAGTCAGCACCGAAGCTGCCAAGAAGATGTACGGTGCTGCCGAAATTGGAGGTGCTGCAGGTCGTGCAGGAATGGGTGCTACCCAAGCATTTGCCGAAGAGATTTATACATCAGGTAAGGGCTCTATGGCAGAGCAAGCATTCCAAAGCGCAGCACGTCAACAGGCAGACTACACAAGATTACTTGGTCTATCTGGTGAGACTGCTGGTCAGGAAGACTTGGCTCGTGAAAACCTTGGTCTTGCAGGTGGTGCAGAAATCGGCATCAAGACAAAGAAGCTTGCATCTAAGGAAAGAGCAAAGTTTGCTACCCGCAGTGCGATTGATAAAAATTCTCTTGGTCGTACCAGAGAAGACGTTTAATTAGGTTCCGCTTCAGACCGTCCAGCCCTGAAGTGCGTAATAGCCTGGAAGTCATCACGTCTACGAATTACTACCCCTGGTAAGGAGTACGTGTGGTGCAAACCCGATGAGGGTCAACCAACTAAAAGGGAGAAAAAACAATGGCAGATAACTACGAATACGATATCGAAGACGACGAAGACGACTTCAATGACACTGGTCTAGTGAAGAAACTTCGTAAGCAAATCGACGGACTTCAGAAACAATTGAAGGAAAGAGAATCGCTTATTGAAGAATTCACGACATATAGTCATGAAGCATCGGTTGGAGAAATCTTAGAGTCATTCGGACTAAATGCAAAAATCGCTCAGTTCATTCCATCAGAAGTCGAAGCCGACCCTGATGCAGTAGCTGAATGGCTAAATGAATACGGTGATGCCTTTGGTATTGAAGCCGTTGAAGAGGGAGGGGAAGCCTCCCCAGATGCTCAAGCATATGAGCAAATGTCAGACTTTGAAGATGGAGAGTTTGACCCATATGTCGGTCAGGACTTGCAATCTCGTATTGCAAACGCTGGTTCGCCAGATGAGTTAAAGGCTTTACTCAAGGGCTGATAGTCCACATTCAACCCTAATAGAAGGAAATCATGCCTACTACACCAGCAACGTCAACTACGACATCAACGATGTCGAACTTGATTCAGACCTCGTATGACAAGTTCATCGAGTTCAACCTTCGCTCTGAGCCAATGTTCCGCAAGTTCGCGGACAAGCGCCCAGTCGATGTTACAAACCCAGGTAACACTGTGGTATTCCAGGTCTACAAGGACCTATCACGTGCTACAACAGCACTAACTCAGACACAAGACCCAGATGCAGTAACACTCAACAACACTGACAAGGTCAATGTTGTTGTTGATGAATACGGCAACGCAGTTATCACAACAGAGCGTTTGGCTCTTGAGTCACTTTCAGCTGTAGACCCAGCAGTTGCAGACATGCTCGCATTCAACATGCGCGATTCATTGGATGCACTTGTATGGGCTAAGCTAACAGGACTAGCAACAGGTCGCTTCACAGGAACATCATCTGCTGATGAGTCAACACTTAACGGTGAGAACGTTTCTTCA